GTAGGTCCAGCCGATTAATAACCGGTGATTATAGCTATCAGATAAGATCTGAACGTATAAATCCTCCACTCGTGCGATAACATCAAACTATAGTGTGTGAGACTGGCAATCTTACATTACCGACCAAGAGTGTGTTTTATCACGTTTCCTTTTTAAATTAAATCGCTACTAAAATATTCTTAAATATATTTAATAGTTTGACATTTAAAAGAAAGGTTATTCAGGGTAAATCATGAATTTCTCTTAGAGAGTTTCGTAATTATACCTTAATAACCGTGTGAGTTTTAAACTTAGCATGCTACAAGAAAGATTTTATCCTTTTAGAAGATCGAATCCTGAAGTTATGAAAGTCTTCAGGGCCAAACTTTGCATTCCTGTATCTCAAGGAATGTATGCGTTTGGTTATAAGATCTCTAGCTGGACAACCTGACCATTGTCGTAAGATAATGGTTAAAGTTGACTCAAAAGGTTTACCGATGATCATTCCTAGTTTATTTAGACACAATTTATTGAATCTAAAAAATCAAAGAGTTGTCATTGGTATTCTTACAATCATTTCGTTGTATAGGGTCTTTCCTACTCGTGTAAAAGTTTCTATTAATTCTTTAATAGATCCTTGTACTGGGATAATCGAAACCTTTTCGGTTCCATCACAGGTTTACAAAGAGTTAGGACTTAGAAGACACTCTCTAGTCCCGAGAAGTTCTCCATCCTTAATTGGAGGAGAGTCATCTGGACCAAATAGCTACAAAGCCAGTTGGGGAGGAGTTATAGATGCATTAGCATTTTTAACAAACCCCTGACCAATAATAAGCTACTGCTTTCACAGTAGAAGTTATTGACCTCTGGTATGGTTAGTATTTATTTGAGTGTTTCTAGGACCACTATATATCTTGATCTGTCTTTTAACAGGTACAAGAGCAGAAATTGGTAGATTATCAGTTATTTACGATCAAGCAGGAAAGGCTAGAGTAGTCGCCATAACCAATTATTGGTTACAACTCCTACTTAAACCTTTACATGATAGAATTTTCCGATTCCTATCTGAGATAGATAGTGATGGTACGTTCAATCAAGTAAAACCTCTGAATAAATTAAAATTTATTCATAAGTTAAATTCCATGAGAGGTATAAAGCAGAAATATCATTGTTTTGATTTATCTGCGGCTACCGATCGTCTCCCTGTTAAACTTCAATCAGATATATTGACTGATTTAGGTTTTCCAGGTGACGCTTGACGTAAACTTCTTGATATCCCTTGATTGTTCCGAGGAAAGTACATTAAGTACTCAGTCGGGCAACCTATGGGAGCCTACTCCTCCTGAGCTATGCTCGCATTGACCCACCACGTGATCGTTAAAACTTGTTCAGTCCGTTTAGGATTAACTAATTTTAAAGATTACGGTATTCTTGGTGATGACGTTGTCATTTATAATGATGACGTTGCCAAAGAGTATCACAATTTGATGAACTCGTTAGGGTTAGAAATTAATCCCTACAAAACCATCCAATCGGATGATTTTGCTGAGTTTGCAAAGAAATGAGTTGGGGAGACCGTAGACATAAGTCCTTTAGGACCTGGGTTGTTACTCCAGGCTATAAGGGACAAAACTATGGTATCATCATTGATCCTAGATGTCTTATCAAGGCAAATAGTTTCATATGCTGACATGTTTTACCTTATTAAGAGTCCTCCAAAGTTTATTGGAAGACATCTTAATTGTGTAATAGGAGGGCTTCTTATATCTAGTTTTAGATATTGAAAACCTGAGTATACGAACGATAGATCTCTTGATCTACCGAGAGCATATCTCGATGGTATTTTCAAAGCCCCTGGGGGTGTGACTTCATGAGAAGTAAGAGAGTTCTTTAAAGAAAGAACTATCAAACTTTTATTGAAACATGCCTCTACGCTGAGACAGGATATATCACATTTATTGTGAAATTGTTTTAGCCAATCTCAAGTAAGAAATAAATCTTTTATAGTATTTGATACTATATTTATTTTACTTAATCCAGGATTCTGACACTATTTCTTGAGTATAATTTATGCTCAGGTTAAAATTGACGATCACCTAGATATTCTTACGAATCTTGAGAAGTGACTAAAATTTACCTATCCTCGGGATTTCAAATTGATCATTTCTGATCTTCTTGATATGACCGGGGAGGTAAAGGTTTCTACAATAAAGTGGGACAATAAAATCGAAAGTAAGAAACGTCGTCAACTTGCGAAAGAATTCATGACCGCAACCTCCTTGAGAGGAAGAGCACTTGAACAATTTCGTTTGTTGAGAAGACCTTAGCTTTAAGATTCATTCTTGTCGCCACTGTTAGGTTTACTACATTAAATTCGTATATAAAACTAGCCTGTGAAGGTTATGATAAATGTCTAAGAGTAGACAACTCACACCATCTAGTATGTATGAAACATACCGGCTAATCCTAAATAGAGTTTAACTCGGG